AATGTCTTCACCAGACGCAGCCTCGGTTGACAAAGGCAGGGTAATTGGTTGATCAATTTCAACCGAGAGCCGACCGTCACCGAGAGAGATAAGGGGAAGATCGAAGATAATACCTTGATTGTCACGAACAAAACCAATATCTAATGAGACATCTGAGTTGTTACGAACCGCGAGCACAGCAGAAACATTTGAGAAGTAAGCTGTGAGGTTACCAGAGACAGCGAATGTACCAGCAGTCACATCAAACGCACCAAGAGTACCAACCGCTTTGTTCGGAGTTACGTTGTTATTGATAGAGATCGTGGCTTCCGTAACGAAAGCAAACAAGGCAGCAGGAGCCGCATCAGTATCTGAGACTGCAGACAACCGAATACGACTGATGTCACTAGAAGTGTTGTATTCTTTAGAAGTGAACGGTGCGACGATGCTGCTCTGCTTAGGTCCAGTGTCGGCATCACGTTGAACGTTATCAGTTGCCATCCATGTGATATCTGCATTTAACAAATCAGCAGAAGGTACATTCAATGTGAATTCGTTCGGAACGGCACCGACTAGAACTTCAGTTTGAATATTGCCGGAACTGTCGTCAGGAGCACCCAAGAGGCGTTCTACGTTATAAGAACGACGTTTGATAAGAGCTCCAGTTTCGTTACGAAGTACGTCACCGAAGAACAAACGGATATCAAGAGAAGTACCAGTTTCGTTTACCATAGTAACATCTGATTTATCAAATGTCAATCGATTTGCTGTGATTGCTCGAATACGTTTGAAACCATTATTCGCAGCGTTAACAAACTTCTCAACAGCGAGATCACCACCAACAAAAACCCACTGTCCTGGAACAATACCAAGAGTTGTAAAATCTAGAGTAGTAGAAGTGATTGCAGGGAGAGTTCCTGAGTTGTCAACGTCTAAGTCAGCTGTCGCAGCTTCAAAACCAACTACTCGAATGTTAGCTGTAGAAGGAGGAGAAGCTTCTGCGGTCGTAGCTGCGGCTGCGACTGATGTATCTGATACAATCGCGCTTGCGACTTGCAGAGCGTTGTTACCGAGGTTAGCGAAATTCTGACCTTTGATCAAAGAACCGACAAGAAAACCAGTAGTCGAGGTCACTTCAAAAAGTGTTCCAGTCACAGCACTAGGCTCTTCGTAACCTTTTTCTCGCACGTCAGCAAACATAACACCCTGCATCATATTGGTCAGACTTGAAAACGTCAGGTTAGAGTTGATACCACCAGATGCGTTGAGATCAGTCGTAACACCTTTCCGACGTTGACGAGATGGATTGATTGGATTTGGCGAAACCTTAACAATCTCACCACCAAAATCACTGTAACTGTTTGGAGACAGTGATCGCCAAACAGGAGTTCCTGATTGACCGTTCTCACCTGGAAGACTACCGAGTACAGCTTCCTCAGCGAATGCGAGGCCAGTGATATTGGAGTCAATTTTATTTTTCTGTGCCATTTAAGGCCTCCTTACTTTGTTTCAGTGTACTCAAAATCCATGAGTACGTTCAACTGACGAAATTGACCTTCACTGGGTATTTCTTGAATGCGAACATTTTTGAACCACACTCCATTATCAGATGATTTACCTTCATATGCGTTGGCCACTACTTTAGCTAAGATGTAAGAGTCTGACAAGCCATTTCCTGTTGGAGTGAATATAGAAGCGATAGCTGTTCCTGTTCGCTCAAACATTCGGTTTCCTACTCCACCGAGAGTTTTCTGAGATCCGGTTGCGTGTCTTGTAATGAATGTAGCCCATGGATCATTTGATAAGTCTATCTGTTTTTGCACGTCATCCCAACGAAGAACATATCCAGTTGTTGTCCATGCGGCTAACATCATTGCATTTATATCGTCGACAGCTTCTTCATAAGTAAGACTCATCTACGCATCCCAACAAGTCCAAGTAATTGAACGTCTCCGGGTTGTAGAATCTGAATAGCTTTTATACCAAATGTTTCTAACCCATCTTGTACTTTAATGAAATTACGGCAATCAATTGTTCCAGGAAAGAAGATAGCAAAATACTCAGATGATGCAATCAAATCTTCAAATTCAGTACCTTGCCCAAGGGCGGAAAGACCGAATTGAGTAACTGATCTAGGAGGAAGAAAGACAGCTTTAGTCGTAAATACGACGTCTGCTCCTGTTTGGGCTTTCCAAGGTTTAGTCGAATCTACAGGTGTCTCGGGATTCTGAATAAATGTTATGCTACGTCCACGATCAGTGATCAAACGTTCCGAAGTTTCTGCGAGTTTATAATAATCAAACATTAGCGGATAACACCTCCATTAGAACTTCCCAGTGTTATTTGACGCATAAGACTATCAGCTTTGGGGACTATTGGATATTTACGCCCAACAGAGCCATTTCCTGATCCAGACCAAACAGTTCTAGTCTCAATCGGTCCCAGTTTCTCTGTAAGAGAGATTATACCTGGACCATTGATCGCTGTGTTGTTTATGAACAAGGTGTTCGTAAGAGAATAACGAAGATACTCTGCCATAGCTCTCTTGAGCTGAACAGGTAGTGCTACAGGATCAACTATGAAATAGTCCGTTGGATAAGACAGAGCTTGAGTTTCAGAGATCGTAAGTCCAGGAGCTTTATCACCCCAGCGAAGATCGATGTACTCCGTAGTAAGACGTAACTGAACTTCAATCTGAGCTTCTGTCTCGGAAACTGCGACTCCACGATCAGACCAATAAGTAACATAATCAGAATATGATAGATAACTCTCAGCAGTCGATAGTCCAGTTGCATCTTCTACGATGATTGTCATTATTGCACCTATTCCCTTAAACTTCTTGCTGTATCTCTACAAGAACACCCGTGACGGGCTTTGGATCGTGTCAGCGTTAATCAGGGAAACACCGATCAATTTCATTTCTTCATTGATTGTATCGGTGCCCCGATATCGTTACAGGCGTGGTGCCTGCGCTATCTTGGAACATCGTGGATAGGTCAGACGGGTCATACCTTCAGTGCCGCCTGCGAATAGAGCATCTATGGAGAACAGGTCTCTGTTAAGTATTTTTAGAAAGTCTGTTCTTTTTAGCATGATACAATGCCGCTGCCATGCGTTTTTGACCGAGAGTGCTCATGGTAATTACTTTCTCATCAACGGACGAACTTTCTTCTCACCTGATTTTGATTGATCCAACGGAGACACTGGATGTTGATCAAGCAATAGGGATCGATTTTTTTGGAAGTTAGCGACTCTACCGGCACGAGCAGCATTAGAAGATGCGATGGTCCGCATGATCTCGCGTTGATTGGCTTGAGGATCGATTTTTTGATGCATCAAACGAGCCGTAACCTCAGCTAGTGCATCACTGCGTTTTTTCTTTTCTGCTTTGAAATTTGCTTCTGCAGAAACGATTTCATCAAACTCTTCTTGAGCTTTAACGATATCTGGGTGATCGTAACCCATGGAGTTTTCTTCAACTTCCTCATCTAACTGAGGTTGTTCTTCATCAACGTCTTTGGAAACGTCGAAGTTAACTCGTGAGAATTTTGGTGCAGCGTTGATGATGTCAGCTCGTTTCAGATTTTCAAAATCACCCAAGGAGGCAACAAAGTCTACCTTGGGCGCACCGTCCGCAGTCCATTGTTCGTCATCCATGGCGTCCATCAGTCCAAGGGCTTCTATAATTTTATCTTCCATAGTATCGACCTTTCAGGAGGGAGGAAAGGAGAGCCCAAGTAGAGACATTGTTTTCTCCTTTTATAAGATTTGGGCGGAACCTAAGCTCCGCCCTGTTTTTCAGTTATGCCTCGCGAGAGATCAGACGAGCCATCTTGATCTGCTTGCGCTCTGGGAACACACGTTTCCAAGAAGCAGCAGTAGCAAGAACCGAGTTAGCTGGACCACCAGCTGGAGTCGCACCTTCATAAGCGTGGCCTTTGGGGTGAAAGCCCCAGCGAACACGGTTGTAGAGGATTTCTTGACCAGCGCCGTTACCTGCTCCTGGTTGATCGTCAATCGCGGTTGGTTTATCCGGAGAACCTTGCGCGAAAACAATCGCACCAGCGCCGAAGACCCAGCTTTCGTAAACACCACCAGCAGCAGGAAGACCATCGTCAACAATAACTTCACGACCCAAGAAGGTGGGAACTTGAATAGCACGTCCGTTAATACTGTCAGGGATAAAGTCGATCAAGTTGTTTTTCAACATGCGAGCGTAGACCACTGAGTGGACCATGATCATCGACAGATCTTCCATGCTGTCGCCCATTGTCAACGTAGTGTCGATAAAGGCTTCTGCGGAGAAGTCAGTTACACCAGCTTCGTAAGAGCTACCTTTGATGTCGTTGGTCATATCACCTTGAACGTGCTCAGCATCAGCTGGAGCAGCCGCGTTATCTGCGAAAACCCCGTTAACAACGTTGACAAAAGCAACCTGTTGACGACGAACCCAATAGTCTGCGACTCGAGATTGGATAGCAGCGGCAGGGTCATCGCCCGACATCAACTTAGCGAGTTGAGTGGCAGTCCAAGAGTTGTTACGCTCAAGACGAACAGCAACTTCTGTCAGGGTGCTGATTTTGTTCGGATCGGGGTCAACAACTCCTCCAGTGAAAGTGTTTCGCTGACTCTCGTTAGATACGCGCTCTTCGTCGTTGTCAAGGTCGTCGTAAGAAGGCATGTTGAAAGTGAGACCACCACCATTTAGCAGATCGGCCATGTCGCTATCGGAGACTACGGCACCAGAACGAATGAGGCGAGATTTTTCTTCAGTTTCCTGCATAGCGTAGGGAGTGAAGATTTCGGGGACAATGATGTCCGAGATTGAAGTGTGTCCAGAGGCCATTGAAGAGGATCCTTTCCTAAGATGTTCATGGCTAGATAATTGCTAGTCCCATGACCAGCCGAAGAGAATTTGTCAAGAGCCTCCCATGGAAGCCCTTGACAATATATTTACATCACGCTGCAGAAGATAGCAACAGGTTATTTGCTCGAAGCAGGACGAGCACCACCAATAGATGTTCCAGCGGCAGTTGCGAGTTGATTAGCTAACTCTCGATCTGAGTTGATGAGTTTGCCCTGTTGAGTAACGTTCCAATTATCACCTGAGAATGGATTCTTACCACCGTTGACACCACCCATACCGCCGACAGCGCCACCGCCTGTAGATGTAGGCCACCAGTGAGGACGCTGTTTCTGCATCTCTTGCATGAACTGCTTTACGTCTACCCCAGGAGTGACTCCATCAGCATCAGTCTTAACAATCCATTTACCAGTAGTCTCATCTTTCTCGAGGTAGTCTGCAGCCACGAGTTCAATATCGCGGAGTGCCGTGCCATGAACTTTCATCTCAGAGGCAATCTTACGAACAACTTCGTTACGAGAGCCTGTGGTGATAGTTCCGTTCAGCTTATCGTTGTCTGAGGTCAACTCACTATTCGCTGTTGTGAGTTCTTCAATCTGCCGTTCCAGAGGTGCAGTTTTCTGTTTCATGCGAGACTCAACGATTTTGTTGATTGCCTCATCATCCAACTTGCCCCCACTTGCGGCTTCCAACTCTTCGACGCGATCTAACGTAGCTTGAACTTCTGCGGCGTTCATACCCTTGAACGGCTTTAAATCAGCTTTCGTTTTAGCGTGGTCTTCACGTTCTTTGCGAAGACCTTCTTGGACACGGTCTACGTCCACTTGGGTTTTCATGCCAATAACGCCTGTCAACACAGCTTTGCCGTCTTGCTCAGTGTAAAGAGATTTGAAAGTGACAGGAACTTCTGCCATTGTTTGGTAAACTAGTTCGATCGGATCCATGTCCGGTCTCCTTTATATAACGGCTCCATGGCCGTGGTTAGTGGGGATCATTCCCCTGTCTTAGCTTTGTTACGGGCAGACTTTTTATCGTCTGTTTTGTCTCCAGTAGAATTTTGATCAGGTCCAGCCATATCACCAGTTTCTGGTGTTCTGAAAGGATGATCTTCAGCTTCCTCTAGTTTAGAAGCTGCCATTTCTTCTTCAAAAGTAAGCGCAGTGATTTTACGCTTGCGAGCAAGAGTATGTAATGAAGAGGCACTGATTGGGAAACCCAAGGTGCGAGCAGTTGCCATCTCTACCATCGTCTGACCTGTGAGTGGTGTCTCGCCGAATTCTTTGTTCGGTGTGACTTTTACTTCTTTTGGGTCTAGACCCATCCAAACAGCACATGTTTTAAGAATATCTTCGAGTGCCATAGCGCCAGCATCTGCGACTTGGTTGAGGTCTGCTGTGCGGCTCGCGACGCGGATTCGCATACTGTCGCCGCTTTCACGCTCGCGACTAGTGCTGTCTAAAGTATTCGCACCCATAGTACCAGCACGGCTCTCTAACTTGTCGATAGCCTCACGTTGCTCTGTTAGACCTTTGCCTTCTACGCCAACAAATTCCGCTGTCGCACCCAATGGAAGATCTAAGCGAGCACCTGTACCGGTCCGGACAGCATCTCCTTCTTCCAGTTGTGCTCCGGTAGTAACGAAAGTATCTTGCCCCTGCATAAACAAATTTTGACGATAATCTGCATCTGATCTAAATAGGGTGAGACAAAGGTTGCTCAAGTCCAAAAGAACTGGATCATCTGGCTCGGCGGTAACATCAACAGAGTTTACGATCACAAACGGAATTTTATTGAGTTCTCGACCTTTGTAGGAAGGTCTCTTCAACTCATCTTCGTCAAATGCGCTGTCACGAAACAATGCTTGGCTGTAAGTTCCGATTTGTTGGTTATCATCTGGTTCACCGAGAATAAGAACTCTATGTTGGGTTGTGAGATCCCACATGAAGTTATTTTTGCGAATATAAGCAGTTTCGTCTAAGACCACCATGTTTAGTGAGTCTTTGTTTAGATCAGTGGTGCCGACGTCCCAATTGATGATACGTTCTGCTCCATACAACGATAGAATAGGTAAATCTGGCCCAGAGCCGGGAACAAGAGGTAAATCTGCCATAATACCAGTGCGGCCAACAAGAAGCTGTTCTGAATTGATTCGGCGGAGTAAGTCTTCAAGTTTTTCGCCTTTACTGGAGCGAATGTCTTCCATTCCGTCAGGTAATTCTATTTTCGGAGGTTGGTTATGCATCATACCAACTGCCATCTGCACAGCTTCACGAACAAAGTTGTGATAACGAGCTCTTTTCAAATAAGCTGCGTAAGCGGTAGATCCTGTGGATTTTGCTTCTTTTCCATAACCATCTAAAATGTGAGATGACGTAGCAGGAAGATATTCAGTACTTCGAGACTTAACTCGCTTCTCACCTTTGTACGTATCACGCATCTGCTTCCAGTCTGGAAGGTGTTCCGTGTAAGAAGGGTGATTTTGAGTGAGAGAATTATCCATAAAGAAGAGCATACCTGTATCTAATTGGTTTGACAATCACTTTTTGTCAATGAGCACCTGTCGTTGTTCCAGAAGTTCCAGTTTGCCCAACAAAGCGAACAAAATAGCGAACTTCATCAGCGACATGGTCTTCTGCGTCAGTGTTTATGTCGTCTGGGTTCTTTTCATCACGAGGAAGAACTGGTAAAGTCTCAATAAAAGCTGTACACGTAGTGAAAACGAATAAAGCAGGCTTCTCCCGAGGGAAAATAGCGATAACTTCACCTTTTTCATCTTTCTTTACGTTGGGACCAGCGTTTCTGATACGTTGTCTCACTTGAGTCCAGCCGGTTACACGAGATCCAGGACGTTTATCAGCCGCATTCCACATAATTCCAGGATATCTGTTCCCATCATCTAGTCTCACTTTGGCTTTCATATCCGTGGCGATACAATTTCCGTTTTCAGCAGCAAATATCTGCGAATCAGCAACACCTGCTCGGACACGGCACCAAGTTGTTCCTCTTTCTCTCCAACCCCATTCCATTTCTCTCTTGACAATACCTTCGGAGATCTCTGATGCCAGAATATTAAGCCCTTCGTTCGGACGGTTGTCATGGCATCCATACCATTCTCGAATACGAAATACATCTCCCCGAATGGTGCTTCTCCAACTTCCATCCCGTAGCTGTACGTCTTCTCCGTTGCTGATCGCCCACCAGCCCACAGAGAAAGGCTTGCTCGCACCCCAGTCAAAGCTTCTAGTGATCTTCCAATTAAAGGGAATATCAAACGGTAAGACAACATTGTACTTAGGATCCCATACATCGTCAAACATTCCTCCGGATACGATATCCCATGAACCGTCTAACCAAGCCTTCTTCTGGGCTTCGTTATCGGCTGATGCGGCAATCTTCTGTTTGTATTCTGGATCTGCTTCAAGAAGTATTAGGTTTTCGTCAATGTGAGATTTAATGCTGAGACGCGGTGGTTCTTTTTCCCCATCTTCATCCATGAGGTCACGACGAACTATCATGTTGAGGCTCTGTGGTTTGAAACGATTCTTTACCCAATTATGACCTGGACCCGATGGGTTCGTTGTCGCGCGACACATACGAGGCATACCCTTCACAGATGAGCGGCAGGTAGACATCATTTTCTTGTAGCCTTTAGCGTTAGGCCAGTTACAGAGTTCTTCCCAACCAATCCATGGATACTCGTGACCGTGATAGTTA